ACAGAAACGGCCTTTGCCACCTGCTAAATCAAAGTTTGGCTGTTTATCACATCCCGCATGCTCACACCGTTTGCTTTTGACATCCACCATTTCAGCTGTTTTGTGTTCAACACAGAAACGGCCCTTACCGCCTGCTAAATCAAAGGATGCGCGTTTTTTGCAATCCGCAGATTCGCATTTCACTGGCATTGTTAGCAAAATGTAATGATTTTAATCAAGTCAATTTTGGAAGTTTAATTTGCCTCCGCAGGAAATTTTGTTTTTGCTAAACATGCTTTTGCTACGCTTTGGGCAACAACGTGTTCAGAATCAACGTCTGCAAGCCACTCAGCACCCAACGGAGTCAAATTTGCAGTATATTTTACAATACGCCCATGCGACACAAATCCCAATATGCACAACAGATTAAATGCAACAATGTCACTCTTTTTAAGAAATGCCATTGAATCCTCAACGGAAATTTCGTGCAAGAATTCATAAATGGGCTCACAGATCTCGCCTTTTGCACGCGAACCAAATTCAATTGCCCACGCGACCTTGATGAGTGTTTGTCGTACATCAACGTCAGCATCGATGAGCTGCCACAATTTCTGCTTGCTTTCACTCATAATACGAATTTGTTCACCGCGAATTGTTGAATGTGTATCTTCCGTTGGAAATCCCATGCATTGCAACATGAAAACCTTTTTACCGTTGTATTGTGGAATTTGTACGTCAAGAATTTCCTTATTGGCATGCAGAAATGCCCCCATTTGCAACGTAACATCGCATAATTTGCAACTGCCGCTTTCCGTGATCCGTTTGGCAATAGCGGTTTGAACATCGTGCTCAAGTTGTTCACTGAACATAACAGTGTGATATGTCGTTTCACCGATACTAAAACTCGACAACCGCATTGTCTAAAATGTTGTACGAATGTGTGTGTGAATCATTTTTTTAGGGACCCCCTCAAAAATTGACTCCCCAATTTTAAAAAAGACACACCCACAATATGGAACCTCGAGGACTCCTGAATCTCGGCAATTCATGTTACATCAACGTTGCAATTCAAGCACTTCGATTAACGCGCCCGTTTTCGCAATATTTCTGTTCAAGCGCATGGCGTGCACACCATCACGAGGACCGTAAGCACGCAGCATTCGCAGTGGATACGGCTGCACTTGTACGCGCATTTTCAGCGGATGCTCGTTCCCCGATTCCAAGGGCGCGCATCGAAGCCTTTGTTCGCCACGTCAACACACTCTTAACTGAATTTCGTCCCGGGCATCAATCGGATGCAACGGACGTTCTCGGAAAAATTCTTGAAGTGCTGCATGAACAACAATCCCGAAAGGTCCGTATGGAAATTTCAGGAGAAGCATTAACACCCGAACTTGCGGAATACAGTGCAAGTCTTTCGAGCTGGTCAACATACTTTAACAAGGAATATTCCATGTTTATTGAAAATTATTTCGGACAAACGCGATTGCAAACACACTGCTCCGTTTGCTCACATACATTTACGCGCTACGAGCCATGGTCAGTGCTGACATTGCCAATTCGGTCCGGCACACTCGAAGACTGTTTGGACGCTCAATTGGGCTCAGAAACTATTACGGATTATCGATGCGATAAATGCAAGTCCGTTGGTACATGCGAGACCACACAGGCAATTAGCCGCTTTCCACGCATATTGTTTATGTCGTTCAAACGGTTCACGAATACGGGTGCCAAAATTCGGGGAATCATTCCGTATGACGTTGACAATGTGGATTTGACGAAATGGAGTGCATGGTCCGACGATCTGTGTCAAAAAAGCACATACACGGTGGTCTCTGTGATTGATCAATTTGGAAATCAGCATGGTGGTCATTATTCCCTACGGTCCAGAATGACGGGTACAGGTGCATGGGTCTTATTTGACGATGCGGCCGTAACACCCGTTGCAAACGGAAATGCCTTGGCAGATACATATTTGATTGTATTACAACAGAGGGCATGAACGTAGCGCGTATTCGAAATTCGTTGGCACTCACTGGTAGCAATGTTGGTCGCAACAGCAACGTTGGGCGCAATGTCGGTAGCTGGATGTATTTCGGTTTGCTCGTTTTTGCTGTCATGGTTTTGTTTGGAGTGTATTATTTCACAATTGGCTATTCCATAAATATTGGTTGGGCGAATTTGTGGGACAGCAAAAATCAAGGTGAAAGTGTCCTTATTCAAGCACCCGGCGGTTTAACGGCAACCATGACCCCCGAAGATTCCGGATTGATTGGCCGTTTGGAAGCCGATGTTGAATCTGCGTTAGGTGAACATGGAGGCAGTGGAGGAGGCGGCCGCAAACAGGTATTCAATATTCGGCGTAACATTTACACATTTCATGATGCTGAACCTCTGTGCCGTGCATTCGGCGCAGAATTGGCAACATACGACCAAGTGAAAGAAGCGTATGAACGCGGCGCGGACTGGTGCAATTACGGATGGACAAAAGGACAGCTTGCACTATATCCAACACAGCAAAGTACGTTTGACAAACTTCAACGCGGACCTGAACACGAGCGGGGATCCTGTGGATTACCTGGAGTCAATGGTGGCTATTTTCCAAATGCAGACATGACGGTTGGAGTGAATTGTTTTGGCGTAAAACCACCCGAGACAGCGTTGGATGAACGGGATGCCCAACAGCCGCGAACGGGATTCGACCGCGAGGAAGCACATTTTCGTGCAGAAAGAGAGTCCATTGCTATTGCGCCATGGGCCGGAGAAAAATGGTCCGAGTAGCCGCGGGGAGCTCATTTGTTAATTTTTTACTTTGAATGTTGACAAATTATCAAACATCCTTGAATAATTTCATGTTTGTCTTATGACCCGTGGAAATTTGTGCGACAGTCTTAAAATCCACCTCAAAGCGCTTCTGCAATGACAACTCATCTTTTTAAATCAAGGAGCATACGGACAATTTCCGGTCGCCCTTCTGCGGCTTGAAGTGCATTTTTGTTATTTGCCACCACGCCTCTTTCTAAATCAAGGAACAAACGAACAATTTCCGTGTGTCCATTGGTACATGCGTGTCGAAGCGCGACATTGTCTTCGGCAGCAGGATTCACGCCTCTTTCTAACGGCAAATCAAGGAACAAACGAACAATTTCCGTGTGTCCATTGGTACATGCGTGTCGAAGCGCGACATTGTCTTCGGCAGCAGGATTCACGCCTCTTTCTAACGGCAAATCAAGTAATAGACGGACAATTTCCGTTTGTCCATTGAAACATGCGTATCGAAGTGCTGCATTGTTGTACGCTGCAGGATTTACGCCTCTTTCTAACGGCAAATCAAGGAGCAAACGAACAATTTCCGTGTATCCGTGTTTGCTTGCATTTCGAAGTGCGCTATTGTAATCGGTAGTAACCCCTCTTTCCAACTGTAACTCAAGAAGCATACGAACGATGTCCAAATGTCCGCGACGGCTTGCCCATTGAAGTGCTTCATTGCCTCGTGCAGCTGGATCCACGCCTCTCTCTGGCTCAAGGTCAAGGAGCAAACGAACAATTTCCGTTTGTCCATTGAAACATGCGTTCCGAAGTGCTGAATTGTCGTTTGCCGCAGGATTCACGCCTCTTTCCAATGGTAAATCAAGGAGCATATGAACAATTTCTGTATGCCCGTACCGGCATGCACGGAGAAATGCTGCATTGTCATTGGCAGCAGGATCTCTTTCTAAATCGAGGAGCATACGAACAATTTCCGTATGCCCATGTTCACATGCCAATCTCAGTGCTCCATTGGCGCCCCTTGCCAACGGCAAATTAAGGAGCAAACGAACAATTTCCGTTTGTCCACACGCACATGCAACTTCGAAATGTTTTGTTTCGATCGTCGCTTCATTGTCACTTTCCAGAATCAATCGCACTACATCCACATCCCCAGACTGCACCGCTGCTTCCAATGAAACGGGTGATATCGTTGACGCGATTACGCGCAGGAGGTGAACGGTTTTGTAGGAATCGTGTGCCATTTTTTCAATGTCCATGATGTTCTTGTGACGGGTCATTTTTTCGAAACTTGAACAAAACGTTTGGACATTTTGTCAGCGAGGTTTGTCACCAGTCGTCATCCGATAGTAAATAATCTTGTTTGGTAGAAGCGGGAAACATGGTACGGAGCAAATGAACAATTTCTGTGTACCCCCATTTATAGGCATTTCGAAACGCTTCATTGTTTCTGGCTGTAGGATCAACACCCCGTGCCGCAGGTTTCAACGAAAGTTCGAGGAGCATACGAACTATTTCCGTATGACCTCTCGCACATGCATTTCGGATTACGACATTGTCATCTACAGCTGGATCCACTCCTCTTTCCAACGGCAAATCAAGGAGCATACGAACAATTTCTGTATGGCCGCGAATGCATGCAGTTCGAAGTGCTTCATTGTTTGCAATGGCAGGATTAATTCCTCTTTCCGACGGTAGCTCGATGAGCATACGGACAATTTCCGTGTCTCCGTTTATGCATGCATTCCAAAGCGCAACATGTTCGCAAGCGGTTGGATCCACACCTCTTTCTGGCGGCAGCTCAAGGAGCAAACGCACAATTTCTGTATGCCCGTACTGGCATGCAGAGCGAAATGCTGCATTGTCATTGGTCGCATTGTCATTGGTCGCAGCAGGATCTCTTTTCAATGCGAGGAGCATACGAACAATTTCTGTATGCCCGTACATGCTTGCATGTTGAAGTGCAACATCATCGTCGTCTTTGATCACGTGTTCCAAATCGAGAATCAAACGGACAATTTCCGTCGATCCGTCTCTGCATGCATAATTTAAATTCGACACGGTAGCATCGGATTCCATTAATACTAAACGCACTAAATCCGCATCTCCAGACCCAACGGCTTCGTCCATTGACACGGGTGATGTCGTTGACGCGATTAAATGCAACAGTTTGTTTGCAATTGCCGGGTCTTCTTGTTGTCCGAAGTCGACTGTTTTTGATGTATTCATTGTGGGGTTCCCCGTTGGTTCCTCGTTGGTTCCCTCGTCAATTTTTGTCGCTGGACTCTGTTTGGTAAACGCTGTTTCTAAAATTAATGTGAAGTTAACGTAGAATGCAGCAGACGTTTCAAAAAAATGGGCAACGATATCAATCGTTTATAGTCCCAGGCGCAGATTTGGTTTCATGGGCCGTTGAAAATCGCGCTAAAACAAGGTCCATTGTTGATTGCATGACACGACATCGTGGTCACGAATTTATGATGTTGGATTTTGTATCTGAATCTGCTGCGCTTAAAAATAAGATGGTGTTTGTTTTCATTTTTAGCAGGGAGGTTCTTGTTGGTCTTGCGCGTGCGTCATGGACACGAAGCACCGCGTATTTGAGCGCCATTCATGTTGTCCCGGAGTTTAGAGGTCAGGGTTGGTGTTCGTTACTTGTTCAACGAATAATTGCAGCGGTGTCGAGAGCTGTGTCTAGATTTGAATTGGATGTTGCAGCGGATAATGTTGCAGCAATCAAATGTTATGAGGGTGAGGGATTTCGTTCAATTCGAACGAATCGTAATGGAGATATACGGATGGTTTTAATTTCGCAAAAGTAACCCTCGAGCATGAGCAAATGACAACACGTTTAAAAATATCGACGTTTAAATCTGCGCATTTTCATATGCTGCAGGATCCACGCCACGTTCCGGCGGCAAATCAAGGAGCAAACGAACAATGTCAGTTTGTCCGCGCTTACTGGCATATCGAAGTGCGTCATTGTCGCGTGCAGCCGGATGAACTCCTCTTTCCAACGGTAAATCCAGAAGCAAACGAACAATTTCCGTGTGTCCATTGGAACATGCAATTCGAAGTGCTGAATTGTCGTTTGCCGCAGGATTCACGCCTCTTTCAAACGGCAAATCAAGGAGCAAACGAACAATTTCAGTGTGGTCATTCAGACATGCATCTCGAAGTGCTGCATTTCTGTTCGCGGCAGGATCCACACATCGGTTCAACGGCAAATTGAGAAGCATACGAACAATTTCCGTATGTCCGCATTTGCATGCATGCCGAATTGATGCATTGTTGTCGGCATCTGGATCAACCCCACGTTCCAACGGCAAATCTAGGAGCAAACGCACAATTTCAGTGTGTCCATTGGAACATGCAATTCGAAGTGATGCATTGTCTTGGGCAGCAGGATTCACGCCACGGTCTGGCGGTAGCGCAAGGAGCAAACGAACAATTTCAGTGTGTCCATTGGAACATGCATACCGAATTGATGCATTGTCTTCGGCAGCTGGATTCACGCCTCTTTCCAGTGGCAAATCGAGGAGCAAACGAACAATTTCCGTATGTCCGTATTGGCATGCATACCGAATTGATGCATTGTCGTCGGCATCTGGAAACACTCCTCTTTCCAACGGTAGTTCCAGGAGCATACGCACAAGTTCCGTATCGCTGTATTTGCATGCAAATCGAAGTGCTTCATTGTCTTCGACAGCTGGATCAACCCCACGGTCCAACGGCAAATCGAGGAGCATACGAACAATTTCCGTATGCCCGCGCTCACTTGCAAATCGAAATGCTTCATTGGCGTTTGCAGATGGATCAACTCCTCTTTCCAACGGCAAATCCAGAAGCAAACGGACAATTTCTGTATGTCCATATTTGCATGCATGCCGAATTGTTGCACTGTTGTCGGCATCTGGAAACACTCCTCTTTCTAACGGTAGTTCCAGGAGCATACGCACAATTTCCGTATGCCCGCAGTGACTTGCCCATCGAAGCGCTTCATTGTCATTCGCCGACAGATCCACGCCTCTCTCTGGTGCAAGAAACAAACGGACAATTTCAGTATGTCCGTCTTTAATCGCACATACGCAATGTGTAATATTAACATCATCAGCATTGGATACCAATCGCACTAAATCGACGTCTCCACATTGCACCGCTGTTTCCAATGAAACTGACAATGGTGTGTAGGCGATTAACCGCAACAATTTTAGTGATACGTTACTATGGTCAATTCGTTCTTTGGTGTCCATGATGTGTCCATGAGGACATGTGTTTGTGTGTCAATTTTTGCCGTGTCCCCCTCTTTCCAACGGCAAATCACGTAGTAAACTGACAATTTCCGTATGCCCGCGCTCGCTTGCCAATCGAAGTGCTTCATTGTCGTTTGCGCCTCTTTCCAACGGCAATTCAAGGAGCAATCGAACAATTTCCGTATGGCCGTTTCTGCACGCAAATCGAAGTGCGGCATTGTCGTCTGTAGCAACCCCTCGGTCCAGCGGCAAATCCAAGAGCAAACGAACAATTTCCGTATGCCCCTGTTGACATGCACAACGAAGCGCTGCATTGTCGCGTGCACCTGGATTCACGCCATGGTTTAGCGCAAGAAGCATACGATAAGGAATGCAGCGTTCCTTCGTCCGGAGGAATTTGTCGGCAATTTCTGGTCTGAAATTCCTCTGGACGGAGATTGTGCTTACAACTGCCAAAACGAATCAAAAATTTAAGGTTCAAACTGTTTTTGGCACCTTAAATATTTTGTTAATAACTGTTTGGAAATGGCTCGTTCATTGCATTCCTTAGTAAACGAACAATCTCCGCGTGCCCTCTCTCACACGCGACACGAAATGCCGAACCGTCGCATGCAGCTGGGTCAACTCCTCTTTCTGGCGGCAGCGCAAGGAGCATACGCACAATGTCCGTGTGTCCGTTTTCACTTGCATATCGAAGTGGTTCATTGTAAAATGCACCTGGATTTACGCCGCTTTCAAGCCCAAGGAGCAATTTGACAATTTCCGTATACCCGTAGTCACACGCATACCGAAGTGCTGCATTGTTTCGTGCACCTGGATTCACGCCACGGTCTAACGGCAACTCCAGGAACATACGGACAATTTCCGTGTGCCCGCGCTCACTTGCAAATCGAAGTGCGGCATTATCGTATGCAGCAGGATTCACGCATCTTTCCAACGGCAAATCCAGGAGCAAACGGACAATTTCTGTGTGCCCGCGCTCACTTGCAAATCGAAGTGCGGCATTGTCTTCGGCAGCTGGATTCACGCCGCGGTCCAGCGGCAGCGCAAGGAGCAAACGGACAATTTCCGTGTGGCCATGCAGACATGCACATATGCAATGTGTAGCATCGACATCGGATTCCACCGCTAACCGCACAGCATCCACATCCCCAGACTGCACGGCGGCTTCCAATGAAACGGGCGATGTTGATGCAGCGATTAAACGCAACATTTTGACACCAGACGTCAGCGATGTTTTGGGGTCCATGCTGCGTCTACATGCAAATGTGCGGGGGTCAATTTTTCATCGCGAGCTAAAAGCTCCTCTCACGAGAGAACAGAGTGAATGGCATCAACACCCGCAAATCTTCTTCGTATCGTAACACGGGGTGTGCAAGATATTTCGCGATTAAATTCACCTGCGGGCCAGCCATCCGTAAGCCACTACAGCAGCGTCTTGCGTCATTGCACCCGGTGGGCCAGCCGTTGGGAACGCGTGGATTTCGACAATCTCGCGGATTTCGGGCGCAGCGCAATTGTAACACTGCCGCTGCTTGGCGACCTGATTACACGCGCCACACTCGTTGTCGAATTGCCTACCGATATTTCTGGGATGTGGACAAATTCAATCGGACATGCCATGTGTAGCCAAATCACGATGCTCATCGGCGGTGCAACGATAGATACGTTGGACTCACGGCTGCTCGAAGTCTTGGATGAACAAACACAGTCCGTTGAACACTTTGATACGACCAATGCACTCATAGGACGCAATCCCAACGGTGGACCACCGTCTTTACTCCGAGCCGCAGTCATTCCGCCTTTTTGGTGGAATCGTGGCATAGGTCCGCAGGCATTTCCCATAGGCGCATTAGCAAAAGACCGTGTTCAAATCCAAGTCGCGTTTCGTCCCATACAGGAGTTGCTTGTTCCCAGTCAAACATTGCCAGCGCATTTTCGGGACGCCTATTGGATCGTAGAATACGTGACATTGGAAGACCGTGAATCTGCTGCATTTCGTCTTGCGGATCTAACAATTCCAATCGAACAACATGTCGCCGTGCCCGTGCATCGAGCAACGGGGTCCTCCGTTCGAATCCCGTTACCACAGGGTGGACTCGTGCGCGATATGACATGGGTGCTCCAACGCCCCGAAGCCGCTGCGCTAAATGCGTATTTTTTGTTTGGACGTGATTGTTTTGATGCATCTGGTGAAATCTTGTGGCCAAATGTGGACATTCCAGGTGGATGGGATTATGGAAACGGATTTTATCGCCCAACCAATCGTGGCAAGGACCCCATCACGGGTGCGGCCTTGTTTTATCACGGTGTCCAACGGTTTGATCATGAAGGTCCCTCGATGTTTCGCTCACTCATTCCCGCCCTAAATTGCGCACGTACTCCGATTGTGAATCGGTATATTTATCGATATGATTTCGGATTCTGGCCAACGGGGGGGCTTGCGTCGGACCTGTGTCGTGATGAAATCCGCGGTGCTGCGAATTGGGACCTGATTCAAAAACGCGAATTGGTGTTGGAAATAAATCGAGCAGGTTTACCGGTACCTCCGTGGGTTCCGACGGGCGAATCGCGCACATATTCGGTTCTTGGAGATTTGACGGCTGATTTTGCGGATGCGTCGGGATTGTCCGTTTTACTTTCAGGTGCGTGTCCACACAGCGATCCAACGGAAAACGGTGCTGGTGCCACGCTTCAATGCACGGTGGATTGTGCGCAAATTCGTCGTCTTCCTGGATTCCGTAGGCTGCTTGTACGTCCGGTGACAAACGGGTCTGCATCGTTGATTGCGGATTGTGGTACGGGGTTTGTGTGGTTGGCTGTTGCGGGGGCTGGAGGATTCGGTACGACGGGATTTGTTGGCGGGGATGCGGCGGCTGCGTGTGAGATTTCATTTCAGGGAGGCGGTGGTTTGCAGACGCAGGATGCAAGCGGTGGGTGTGGCGGCGGCGGTGGCGGAAAAGTGGGGACACCTGGACCCGGATTGCCGGATGGGGGAGTTGCGGCGAATGATGCGGCGTTTGTTTACGATTGTGTGTTGCACAGCACCGGAGGAACGACGCAAACGTATGCGGGAGGTGACGGTTATTTTGGTGGTGGAAGTGGGGCGCGCTGTGGAGGCGGCGGAGGTGGCTACATAAGTTCGTTGGTGTCTGCGGTTACGACGGTGGGTGGTATGAATGTGGGTTCATCGTCGATTGTTGTAACCCCGTTGGCCCGCGCGGTGACAACAGTGCCCGAATTCGACGTGTATGTTTGGCTTACGCGTTTGAATTTGTTGCGCATTGCGAGTGGTCGTGGTGGTCTGATGTTTAGCGATTAGGGGGGTTTTCTTCAAAGTGAACAAAATTTAACCACCGGTTGGATTAAATTTTCTTCAAAGTGACCAAAATTTAACCACCGGTTGGATTAAATTTTCTTCAAAGTGACCAAAATTTAACCACCGGTTGGATTAAATTTTTTTCAAAGTGACCAAAATTCAATGAATCGCCATTTGCTCACAAAATCCCCTTCAGCTTTAGTTGTGTGTACACAACGCCCGCAAGGATTCCTGCAACAAGTTGAACCACCACGTACGCGCTCGCATTGTCGAATGCAATGTTGCGATTGAAAACCATCATGGCCGTAACCGCAGGATTAAAGTGTCCGCCACTGACAGGACCACCCAAATACACGAGCATTGCCAGCGTTGAACCAATAGCCCACGGATTGCCCGTTGCAACAATCACAGTTAACAAAATAAATGTGCCGAGGAATTCCACAAGAATCGCGAGAAGATTGAGCATGTGTTTGTTGAATGTTTCGAAAAAATTCGTGGGTTTCAACGTTTCCAACGCACAAAGACGTGATTGAGTTGCTGTAACTAAGGGCTCACATGTTACATGGATGCAATAAGTAGCTTGTGCAGAGGGAACGTTGACAAAGGTGCTGTCGAAGTAATCATGTTAGCGCCATGTTGTGTTAATCTAACATAACAACCGGCAATAGTTTGAATTAAACCTGACCCGTAGATTCACAATCTCCATTGAATTCTGGGATTCGTGTTCGTGGTTTGTTAATTGAATCATGTTTATGAACACAAATATAGGAAGACCGATGTCTTTAGCGCACACTTTTTAATGTTTATGCGATATTCTGCATGTTTTTGAAAGTAATTTATGCATTTATGCGACAAAATGTCTAAAATGTTTTAGCCTAAAACATCATA